TTTTTGAGATGCAAAGTTTGCAACTGCATTTTGCTTTATTTCAACAATAGTCTCTGGCCCTTTGCCTCCAACTGCAGAAACCATATTTTTAACTGCAACAGAATTTTGAACATTTGATACAACTCCAGAATCTAAAGATGTATCAGAATTATTAAATGTTATTGTAGAAATAGTTGTTAAATCTTTTGCTGGTACATTTGATTTGATACCCCCACCGTGTAAATATGTAAATGTCAAACTTGTACCTGCAGGAATGTCACCATATGTTTTAGTATATAAGAAATTGGAAGGGTCAATTGAAGAATCTAATCCAGAGCGACCATCAATTAAGGCCGAGCCAATTCTATCAGGATTTGGGATAATTTCTTCATCATCAGATGTTGAAACTCCAGAACCAAATAATACCTCAATTTGATTTGTTTGTGTAACTCTAGTGGTATATCTTTTAGAAACTTTTCTTAATCTAATCAAATATTGTGTCTCGTTAATATTACCAACATCAGGATCAATAGTATTCAATTCATCTTTAAAAACTGTATCTTGTGCTAAATATGGTACCTCATACCAGCTATTCCCTTCAGAATCAACTGCAGTAATTATTTCAACAATATTAGTATCTGGCAATAAAATCTTTAAATACTTTTGTGGGTCTGCAGGTATTACAAATGTTTCAGATTTCAATGTAGCTGATATAGCTTTAGTTGTTTTTTTAAGTAAGAATGAAGCAGGATATCCATTATCATCACGCTCATAAACTAAAATATCAGATTTATCTTCATATGATCCTGTGTTCTTAAATATAACATAATCATCAACAAAGAAATTAATATTAGAGTCGGTTGAACTTTGTACAACCATATTTGGTTCGACAGTCAAAGCATATCTTCAATCTGGTGAATAATTTGTTCCTGATCCACCTGAACCGGAAATTGACGGAACAACCATATATACATCTAAATCAGTTGATGCTACAGATGTTGTCTTTGGTTTATATCCAAGTGTCTGTGCTATATCTAAAACATTTTCTCTTCTTTCAGCACTATTCAACATTGTTTCCTTAAATGTGTCATCAATGTAATATGATAGCACATCACCAACATATGCAGCTAGATCAATAAACATCATACCTGGGCTTGATGGATTAAAGTCTGAATATGTGTCTGGATAATATGTTTTTGAGAAATCAATCAATGACTTCTTCATTGTGCTGAAGTCTCTATTTAAATATTTAATTGTTGGCATTCTTTTTATTTTTCCTTTTTATAAATCTAATTAACTTTGGTATATCGAAAAGGTTAACTCTTCAGTTATATCATCATTTTTGAGCGAAAATATGATTTGAATATCAAGAAGATATCGATCAACATTTTCTATGCTACTATCAACAGAAATTTCTTTGAGAGAAATATACGGCAATCATCTTTGCGCAGCATTTGAGATATTTGATTTTACAATTTCTGAAATCTCATATAAGTCAATGTTATCAAAGAGAAGCTTATATATGTCACAACCAAATTCTGGCATCATTAACCTCTCACCTTTATTGGTAAGAATTAAATTTTGTAGATTTGATTTTGCTTGATCAATTGTATAAATCGTCGGACTAAAATATCCATATTGATTTTTGTTTAGTGGAAGCTCGCATCCAATAAATTTATCAATTGGTGTGTCAATTATTCTTTCTGCCATTATCTTTTTATTTCAACCTATGGTCTAAATGTAGTAGCTCCACCTTTAAATTTTTCAAGTTTCTTAATTGTTTTAGAATAATTTTTACTAAAGGCTTTTTGTAGCATTGGTGGAATTGCCTCTGGCACATCTAGAATTGAATCCGAAACTGTAGTTGTAGTTGATTTTTCATCTAAGTTCTTGAAATCAACATCAGTCATTTCACCAGCTGTTTCATTAAGCAGTTTTCCTATTAAACTACCATTGCTAAATTTTGCTTTAGCTTCTTTCTTAATTCTTTCAATTTCTGTTTTTGCTGCATCAACTGATTGCTTTTTCCCTGGAGCACTTACCTGTACAGCATTGCTTTCAGCTAGGACTCTTTTGATTTCTTCATTGATTACCCTTCTTCCTGTCGATTCGAATGCTCTTTCAAAAGCTTCTTGCATCAACGATATAAGTAATTCTTTTTGTTTCATTTAATTTCCTCTATTCTGGTTTTCGTTTATGTATATATATATTATAGTGTATAGTTTTGTTTGCTTAATATTTTGTTTAACTTAAGTTTTATTGCTCCAAATTTAGTAGCATTTATTGGCGGACCAGAAGGTGCACCTGGAACATTTGAATTGTGTGTTGTCAATATAATCGTGTCAAGCAATTCATTCATTATTTCCATTAATTTGTCACCTAATACCATCTTCTCACTTGCGTTATTTCCAAGATATATGTTTGGAGTATCAAAGATAACTTTTGTGTCACTACTCACAACGTAATCTTTTTCAGTTGCCCAGTGAATTCCATTTTTAGAAAGCCCAATCAATTCTTTCTTTCTGCTGTTCAACACTATTCTGTCACTATTTAGTATTATTTGCTTCCCATCGAGCACGCTAGGGAAGTTAGTAAAAGCTCGATTGTTTGTACTTGCTTTTTTTAATTTAACCTTTTGATCCACTGTCATATAAATTGAAGATGCATCTAAATTGATATCTTCTTTGATTGGTTGGATAGCTATTTCAGGAATATCATTTGTTTGTTGGCCAGCTCTGATAATAATATTTGGAGATGTTATATCTTCATTATTTCCGAATCTTATTGATTGGCCTGTTCTTCCTTCATAAGTGATATCACCTTCATATTGTTGTAATGGTCTGATGACGTCATTATACACGAATACTTTGCCTAATGTTAACTCACTGCTATCAACTGCAATAGATAAAGAAATATTCTTCAATGCATTATGCTGAGGGGAATTCATAGCATTCAACCTTTTAGTATAAAATAATGACGTTGGAATTGAGTTAGTTGTATTATCAGCTACAGAGTTTTCCCTAGATACATAGTATGCAGTTATAACTATTTCATGTAATAAAGGAAAACTTTTAATATTTGCATCAGCAGGCTTTGCTCACATATTTATATCATTGAGCTTCTCAGTGCTAAGGTCTGTCTGACTATATAATAATCTAACCTTTGCTTTCCCAATATCTTCGTATGTTTTAAAGTCTGGGTGTTGGTCATCAAGAATGACATCTAATACTTCACCAGGTTCTAATTCATAGAATTCATCATTAGTACTGGATGGCATGATGTTCTGATCATTCATCAGTGTTGGAGCTCAATTTTGATTCTTATTTAAATCGATATACGATCCTATTTGATTTTTATACGCCATTAATCTACCTTGTTGGGTATAGACTTAATGATTTCTGCAATATCAGTATCACTAGATTGTATGTCTTTCACCTTCTCTTTCAACTCAGCCTTCTCTTCATCAGTCAATCCCATTCCTATGCCACCACCTAATCCATCTGCTACCCTTTTTTCAGTAGCTACAATCTTTTGAATAAGATTTCCTAGATCGATTAATTGCTTATCATTCTTGACAGCAACATCTATATAATCTTTGATGGCTGGCATTAGCATTGTCGCATCTTCAATGTTTTGAACAAACGGTTGCATTAAATTAACTAGCTCTTCTATTTGTTCTTTTTTGTCTGTTGAGTTCTTATAAATATCCTGCAGCAAGTCTGACATGTTTTTTCCATCAAATATTTCAAAATCTTTATATGCTTCCATAGTACACTCCTATTATTACAACTTATTCATTTATAAATATTTGAATAATTAAATTTTTCACAACAAAAAAAGGGATAGTTTCCTATCCCTCTCCTTGTGGCTGTCACCCGATTCATAACCAACTTTGTGTGGCGGTACCGCGATTAAGATCCAGCTTTTTTGCGTTTTTCGGTTTATACCAGTTTTTTAAATCATATCACTCAGATTATATATTGTCATTTTATCATCAAAATACTCTTGATTAATTTCTTTGTAATGCTTCTGAATTACTTTCAATACCTTTGTTATATACACTGTTCGTTCACCAGAATATTCTCTGATAAGTACATACAGTGCTTTCTTGTGAATTGTTTCAATTTCCTTCTGTCTTTTTAATATTGCTACCACTGCCCATGCAATGTTTTTATCTCTGGTCTTCTTCCACAGATTGTCAATGTTTTTCTCAAGAAATTCAGATAGCTTTTCAATAATAATATCATAGTCATTTATGATTTCTTCTGATTGATTCTTGTTCATTTTCTTAGCGATTTCACCAAGCATTTTGTTCTTATTAGCATCAGAAAAAGTTGATGTACTCCGGTGAAGTTTCTGTCTACTATAATTTTTATTGTTATGGTATATCAACCAGTTCTTTCCAACAATACTAAAATATGAGAATGCTTTTCCATTTTCTTGTTTAAATTTATCTAGTTTTGTAGTCATAAATGCCGTCACTTGTTTTTGTACATCCTTCGAAGGTACATCAAAATAATAAAACTTGAATGTGTGAATCGAATTCTCTGACATTTTACTTAACGGATAATATATTTGTTTCTCATACAAAAGATTCCTTTTCCCAAAATCTTCTACAGGATCAAGTTTGTTATATTCGATAATTGCATTTTCTGTGTCTTGTGTGAAATAGTAATTACCCTTTTTCTTTTTTTTCTTTTTCTTTATTGGTACTTTTGATGTTTTTGCCATAATTGTCTCCCTAAGTTACTTCTTTGCTATTAGAAAATTCTCCAACATATATATCATTTCTTTAATATCAGTCCAGGCTCTACCGACTTCGTCATCACCTTCGAAGCTTTCGTTTTTATCAATTTGAGAAATATTTGCTAACGTTCTAGCAAGTTTAACATTCAAATTAAGGGCAAACCTTTCATGATTAATTACCTTCTTGTAAAGATTGACTATAACAAATATTGCTACTCCTAAGAGCACAGCAACAATTGAAAACCCTATGATCCATAGTGTTTGTGCAGCCATTTTATTTCTCCTTATTGAATAAGTTCTTGAATCCACTTGATAATTCTTTGTCGCCTCTAACCATTCTGGCTTTCTCTACCATTGTAGTCATATGATCTGCGTGGTGGATAATTAATGGAAGGTTAGTTCTTGGGTTATGGAAATATGCTTTGTTGATATCATCAAACATTCCATCTGATAGCATGATTCCAAGATATTCACTATCAGTTGTTTTGATTTCAAAGTGTTGTAGTAAGAATAAAGTCCTTACTGGAACTTTCATGTATCCACCAAGTTTCTTATTAAAGTCATACAGCATGCCTCTATCACGGTGCCATTTCGATGTTTGAGGTATATAATAGCTGTGCTTTAAATCACCTAGCTTGCCCCAATCATGAAACATTGCAGCAAATATTACTTCTTCAAGTTCAATACCATCTGCTGCTCCCTCTTTTTGCCACATTGCAAATAAATGTACAGCATTCTTAATTACTTCGACAGTATGGAAAACCCATCCACCTTCAAAAGCATTGTGAAATTCTTTCTTGTAACTTGCTGGTTCTGTAATCATTCTACCTTGGAAATGCTCAAACATTCCCATTACTTTTTTGTGTCGTTCTTTTGAAAAGTATTTTTCTGAATATGCTTCTAACTTTTCATAATCATTTTTGATCTGTTCTGCGGTTCTACCCATTTTCTTCTTCCTCTTCTAATTCATTTAATTTTCTTAATTTCATTTCATAACCATACCAAACAAGTAAAGCCCTATATGACCCCCAATCCTCTTTGGGGAAACGCAACTCCCGTACATCATCAGGACGTTCCTCATCTAACATATTA